TACATTATTTACACCCTTTAACAAATCAATGGGAGTTCCACGATGGTATTGGAGCAAGTCAATTGCAAACTGCAAAAGGTACAAGTCCGGCAGATTTAGCAAATATCAATAATGGTGCTTTATCAATGGCTTTTCCGATTGCCAAAACAATTGCGATAAAAGACGCTTGCGATCATTTCGGGAATCTATTTGGTGCTGACTTAAATCGTAAAGATGTTATTAGTTACGATTTAGATTTAACTTTAATTGAATTAACGCCGGAACACCCGAATTGGGGCAAAGTAAAAGAGGCGGTTAATAACGGAACGCATACAATCGACCAAGTGAGAACGAAATATACATTGTCTAACGAAAACGAGAAACTATTATGTTTAAAGTAAGAGCAAGTGCGAGCGGAAAGTTAATGACTAATCCACGCAATAAATCTGAATCACTTTCAGAAACTACAAAATCTTATCTTTACGAATATTTAAAAGAGCAGATTTACGGCGTTAAAAAAGAAATATCGAGTAAATACCTTACCAAAGGTATAAACCTTGAAGATACGGCAATTGATAAAGCGATTGAATGGCTTGATTTACCTTTTGCGATTAAGAACGAAGAAACTTTTGAAAACGATTACTTTAAAGGAACACCGGATTTGATTGTTGATGGTATTATTTATGACATAAAATGTAGTTGGGATTGTTTTACTTTTCCTTTATTTGATACTGAAATAACAAATAAAGATTACTTTTACCAATTGCAAACGTATATGAATTTAACTGGATGTAAAAAAGCAGTTCTTACATACGTTCTTTTTAATACACCGGAAAACGTAGCGAGTTGGGAAGCGAAGCATAACTACGATGCGCTCGATAAAAAATATCGTATTAAAACATTTGAAATCGATTACGACCAAAACGTAATTGATTTACTAAAAGAAAGAGTTGAATTATCAAGAGAATTTTTAAAAACACTTAATTATGAATAAAATACAAGTTACATTGGATGCGGTTAAACTCCGTAATTTAGTTTCAAAAAGAAGCTACCAAAATCAGCAAGGCGAACAAGTGGAAGTACAAGAGGTAAAATTTGAACTTATCCCGATGAAAGAGGAAAGTCATAAAACTATCTTTACATCCGAAAAGTTTAGAATTGATAAAACACATTTTGCAGTTGCAGTTCAAACAAAGGAAGAACGAGAAGCAAAAGCACCGGCTTTTTATGTTGGCGAGGGATTTACGCAAGTTTGGTTAAACGCTCAACCTATTCCTGCAGTTCCTATTCCGCAAAATGAAGAACCACCGGCAGATGATTTGCCGTTTTAAATTTGTATATTAAGTTTTAAATTTGTAATTTTATAAACCTCTTACACAATAACATAGTACCTGATTTAACCGAAGTAAGAGGCGGTTAAATCAGGTTTTTTTAATTTATGAATTATACTTTATACGATTATCAAGATGAAATGGTTTCAACTTTATTAAATAAGTTGGACCTATACGAATCAATTTTATGTCAATCCGCTACCGGTTCAGGTAAAACCGTTATAATGTCAGATTTTATTTGTAAATACTTAGAGTTATTTCCAAATAATAAAATATTAGTATCAGTACATCGTGACGAACTTGTGGACCAAACATCAAAAACATTAGCCGGATTTGGAGTACTAAACGAAAAGATAACGGCAAAATCAAAAAATCTATTTGCATCAAATGTTTATGTAGGAATGACACAAACGATTTGGTCACGTAAAATATCGGTTGATATTGATTTAATGATTATAGATGAAGCACACGAGCAAATACACGTTAAAAGTTTTGATTTATTTAAAAAAGCTAAACGAGTTGGATTTACGGCTACACCGGTCCTAAATAAAAGACGTGTTTTTTATAAGTGTGAATATTGTAAAACAAAAAGTGATGAGGTAAAAGTTTGTTGTTTTAATGAAAAAATGGAAAAGTATTCAGCACCGGTTACGATGTCAGAAACTTATACGGATATAATAGTAGGACCACCGATAAAAAAACTAATTAAAAACGGGAACTTAGTAGATGAAATAATATTTACTTATGATTGGTATTCTAATTTAGATGCAAAAGGTAACGACGATTACGATGAAAATGAAATAGCAGAAGAATCAGTTAAACACGATCAAAATGTTTTAGAGGAATACGAATCAAAAGCAAAGGGTAAAAAGACAATGATTTTTACCGCATCCACAAAACAAAACTTATCATTGGTCCAAACATTTAACGAATACCAAATTAAATCATACGATAGTGTTAACAATGATGTAAGCGAGCGAAAAGGTATAGTAGATTGGTTTAAAAATACAGATGGTGCAATACTTGTAAGCACCGGAACTTTTACAACCGGTTTTGATGTAAAGGAAGTTGAATGTATAATTGTTAACCGACCAACAAAATCTTTATCATTATGGTTGCAAATTATCGGGCGTGGAGCAAGGACCACAACGGAAATATATAAAGATAGTTTTATAGTTATTGATTTGGGCGGAAATGTTAAACGTTTGGGAAAATGGTCCGATTACATTGATTGGGAAAAAATATTTTTTAAAGGTTTAATTCCTGAAAAAAGAAAAAAACCTACTATTATTCAATGTGATGAATGTGGTTATAATTTTGTAGGCTTTATCGGTGACGCATGCGAGGAATGTAATCATATAAATATACCAATACAAAGAGAAACATCAGGTGAAAGAGAATCGGAAACAGAGCGAGTTTTAAAACAAACTACAAACGCATCAGTTATTCCATTACCAAATGGTAAAAAAATAGCAGAATATGTAAAAAGGACCACTGATAGCAAAAATGATTATTGGCAAATTATCATTGATAAGTACGTTGACTTATGGAAATTTAACCAAGTGTCACATGTTCTATACGAACAAAGGGTGCGAAATGGACGATTAGACACAAAAATAATGGAATATTTACGTAAAAATTACGGCTATGTAAATTCTTTAACAAACGGAGTTCCACGTACTTACGATTATTTACTAAACAAAATAAAAGATAAGTTAAGTAAAATTTACTCGTAGCGTGTCACATGTTTTATGTTTTAGCCTATACGTCAGAAATAAAAAAAGAAAATTAGCTATTTATTTTTTTTGAGTTACTACCTAAAAAAATGCGACATGTGACACAAAAAGACGTTAGCATTAATAAAATCAGTACTTACGGGCGTGTCACATCGAAAAAACAATAAAACACATAAAACATTTGCATATTAGTTTTATTATCGTATATTTGCATAGTTACCTCCTGCAATCATTATTGATTTAAAAATATTTAACAACCCGTTAAATGATTTCAGAGGTAGGAGGCTGAATGATTTTAACGGGTTTTGTTATTTAATAATATGAATAGAATAGTATCTTTATTTAAAACAATTACGGATGTAAACAACCCTTACAATAAATCGGTTATGTATGCATTGGACCGTATTAAATCAGGTAAGTCAAAAGACTTAGTTGAACAATTACGATTAATGAGTAAAGACGATTACGAAAAAAATAAATCTAAATTACCAATTACTTGTTTTAATGGTAAATTTCGAGTTAGGTCCGCAAGTGCTATAATTGAACATTCAGGATTAATAATTTTAGATTTTGATAAATTTGAAACCCCAAAAGAAGCAGTTGATTTTAGGGATTCAATTTCAGATGATGAATTTATTTTTTCGTGTTGGATTTCGCCAAGTGGTCATGGAGTTAAAGCACTCGTAAAAATTCCTCAACAAATTGAAAATCACAAATTGTATTTTCAATCAATAAAAAAATATTTTAACCATCCTAATTGGGATGATAGCGGTTCGGATGTTAGTCGTACATGTTTTGAATCATACGACCCTGATATTTATATAAATTTAGATTCAAATATTTGGACCGAATTAGAACAACCGGAGTTAGAAGATATTGGAATATTAGAGCCGGTTGTACGACTTACTTCTGAAAACCAAATTATCGAGCGATTAATAAAATGGTGGTCCGAAAAATACGGAGCAAATAAAGGAAGTAGAAATACAAATCTTTATAAATTAGCTGTTGCATTTAATGATTTTGGAATTTCAGAAACAGACGCAAAACACGAATGTTATAAATATCAATCAGATGGTTTTAATACATCCGAAATAGATGGTATAATAAAATCCGCTTATAAAAAAACAAATCAGTTTGGAACTAAACATTTTGAGGACAATCAAAAAAAAGAACAAATTGAAAAATTAATACGATCAGGTAAAACAAAAAAAGAAGTTCAGGAAAAATTTATTGATGTAGATATTTCACTTTTAAAAGATAATATTGATATTGATGAATTTTGGTATTATAATGACAAAGGAAAGATTTTATTATCAACTCATAAATTTAAGTTTTGGTTAGAACAAAACAACTTTTTTAAATACTATCCAAGTGAAACATCAAATACATTTACCTTTATTAAAAAAGAACAAAATCTACTTGAAGAAACAAATAATAAAAGAATAAAAGATTATGTTTTAAATAATATTTTGGACCGTGATAATATCGGTTATGGTCCTTATGATTTCATGGCATCAAACACCGGTTACTTTACAATTGATTTTTTATCAATGTTATCTACAACTGAAATAAATATAAAAGAGGACGACGCAAATACTTGTTATCTTTATTATAAAAATTGTGTTGTAAAAATAACAAAAGATAAAATTGAAAAAATAGACTACATTGATGTAGATGGTTTTATTTGGAAGCGTCAAATAATTAACAGAGATTATAACGAATTTGACCATCATAAATCAGAGTTTAGAAAATTTATATGGTTAATTTCAGGTAAAAATATTGACAAATACAATAGCTTTAAATCTGTAATCGGTTATTTATTACACTCTTTTAAAACATCGGCAAATAATAAAGCAGTTATTTTTAATGATGAAACCGTGTCAGAAAATCCAAATGGTGGAAGTGGAAAAGGTTTATTTTGGAACGCATTAAAAAATATGAAAAAAGTAAGCAGTATTGATGGGAAAACCTTTGAGTTTACCAAAAGTTTTCCTTATCAAACTGTTAGTACTGACACCCAAATATTAGTATTTGATGATGTTAAAAAGAACTTTAATTTTGAATCTTTGTTTAGTTTAATTACTGAGGGAATAACATTAGAGTATAAAGGTCAGGACGCTATAACTATACCGGTTGAAAAAAGCCCTAAAATATTAATTACAACAAATTATACAATTGGCGGTATTGGGGGTTCTTTTGAACGTCGAAAGTTTGAA